ATTTTCAAAAGGCACTACCCCTGACTCACCCTCAGGTACATATATGATAGTGTTTGACTGCAGTAGCTGTCCTGAGTTTATCACTTTGGTAGTGTCCTGAGTATATGAGTACCCATCAAAACCTATATGAGAGAATGTAACAGGAGTTCCTACCACAGCACCTGTAGCATTTATCTGATCATAGAATGTGATCACCCCATCTACAGGTAATGTCTCTGAGTCGTATGTCCCTGAGAATTGGGGATCAATGTAGTCCCTAGCTAATTCAGAGATCTCAAACAGCACCCCATTAGATCCATCCACAGACTTCACTAAAGTATAAAAAAGCTGTCCATCTAGTGAAAGCTCTAGCTTAGCTGATAATGCTCCTGCCTGTGTGTGGTATTCAAAATGTGGTGATCTTAAAAGTATATTTGCCATCTTATTATGTTATTATATCTAAAAAATTCTCAGCATCTAAGCCAAAGCTCTCTACTAATTCTTTTGGTAGGTTCTTAAATTGCTGCTCAAAGGGCTTAGTAAAGAAAAATGTAGGTTGAATACCTCTCTCTTTTACCGATCTAGCTATCACAAAACCTATGCTTTTATAGTTTCCCTTCTTAAATTTGCCCTTATCATCTCTCAGTCTTATTCTTTTCCTCTTTGCCCACTCTGCAAATGTCCCTGTGTGGTATTCCATACCTATCACATTGGAGCTATCTTTGTATTTGAAAGGGCTTTTAGCAGTTCCTACAGGGCTTGACTTTGTACCTCTTACACCTTTATCTATAAATTCCCCATAGGGCATCATAGTAAATAATAGATATGCTGAGTCCTTCTTAGTTTCTACCTCATAATCTAAGCTATTATATAGCTTGCTAGAGACATTGTGACCCTCTTTAGTCAGTCTAGTCCTAGCTTGCTTTATTACAGCCTTAGCAAACTTCCTAAGTGCCTCATCTGTATGTTTAAAATTAACAGACATTTATATCATTTTGAATAACCACATCAAATGTACCTGTCCATCCTGCTAGCATATTCTCAAACCTATCCACAAATGGCTCCATAGTTACATCTCCTAGAATCTGATAGCCTTCATTGTATATGGTGCTGATCCTTAGCTTCTGCACAAGTGTATTTATTACACTCATTTGAGTATTCAGGACATCCTGCTCATTGGTAGTACCTAAATAAACATCCTGAGTCTCATCCTTAGATACATTCACTAAGTCCATAGATATGATGCTCATATTGATAGTGAGTGTCCTCTCATTGCTTACTGCACTGTTCACTATGGTGTGAGACAAAGGAAAAATAGTCTGTTTGTTGAGGTCTATCTTAGAGATGTCTCCATAGGTGACAGTGTTCACATTAGGATTGTCTAGGAGTAGATCCTTTATCTTTTCTGTAAGGAGATAAAATCCCCTGATTGCTACATTGTTCATATCTTACTTTTTATCTGCTTAGCTTCTAGCTCTAGTTTACCCTTTTCAAATGTCAGGTAGGTTAGACCTGTATGAATGTTTAGTTTGGTGATATCCTCAAATCTTGTAATATCTCCCTGAGCGAGTGTGTAAATTGATTGATACCATCCCCATCTTTTCCCAAATTGGGAAACTGCATCAAAGCTGTCTCCTCCTGATCCTGTAAATAGGTCATCATAGCCTGTGATAAGTCGATCCCTAAACTGTAAAAAAAAAGCATACAGCCAAATACTGCATCCATAGGAATGTCTCTCATATGCTCTCCATCAGTTTCTTTGTACTCCTCTATATTGTATTTGTCCCCATATTTATGAGCTATAGGTCTATAGAGTACAGCCATTGCCCTGTGCATTTGTTTCCAATCTGATAAGAAGGTCTCTATGTCTATAAATTCCCCCATTGAGATCTGCTCTAGATTAGGAATAAATCCATACTCTACTCCATTCATTTTAAATCTATTCACTAGCTGTGGTTTCTCTAGTAGCATCTGCTCTAGTATATCACATACAGCTTTAATATCTGCAAACTTCATTTTAAGAGTCTCAGATAGCTTTACCCCACAAAAGATCTCTATCATTTTGATGTCCATAAAGGAGGCATCATCATTGCCCTCTACTATTGATAGGTACTTTTGATACTGTCCTAATGTGATGTCTGATAGTGTATCAGGTACTAAAATCTCTACTTTCATAATTTGTACTATATATATATAACTGAAATTTATAACTTATTTAAAAATAAATATACAAAAAAGCCCCCCATTTCTGAGAGGCTATTCCGATCATTAACCTAAACAAACTAACTAACTATTAATTTAACCACCCTGCTAGAGCGTTAAAGAACATCAAACCGATGCCTATAATGCAGTAAAATGAGATGAGGTAGTATATATTTTCAGGTGATTTATTAAGCCAATTTTTCATAGTGGTATATTTTATCTTGGATTCTATTAATTACATAATCTGATAGTAGGTCTGTGATGTCAATTTTAGATCCTACCAATTTGACACTCTCTATGTCTGTGAAATCTCCTGAAGGTGGCTCAAAGTAATTACCATCTGATCCGTGATCAAAGTAGTACTCCACCTCTAGTGTAATGTCATCTATTGTAATCTCTAAGTTTTTCATTGTCTGTATGTTTATATGTACTAGCTTTATTGCCTTTGTACCCTACAAATATAATGAAACCTTTTTGACTTATGCAAATTATTTAATAAGTTTTTTTTGATTATTTTCTATAACCATACCAATATGAGAAGGCATAAATAGCTGCAGCCATTGTCAGTACTAGAATTACATCAATATCATTAACATTAAAATTTTCCATATTTTTTTACATTATTGTGTATTTACCATAGGATGGATTACTGAGCATATTGTATGCCCCATATCTAAAACTGTCAATGCAATGATCATTTTTAGCCACAGGTACATTGGTGAGCTTGCCTGTTTTATCCTCCTGCCATTTGTAATTCCTCATCTCTTGGATCAGGTTGTTAGATGATGAGGTGATATGGATCTTATATCTCTTGAGTACATCTATACCTGCCTGTATTGAGTTTGCTCCCTTCTTAGTTGGTCTGATAGGTACACCCATTCTTCTCAGTTCCTCAATCACCTCAGGTCTTGCACTATCTGCATAAATGATTCCTTTCAGATCTATCTCTTTTAGATACTGTCCCATATCATAGCCTGTCATCCCTGTCCTGTAGAGCAGCTCATTTGCATATAGGTTGTGATCTTTTCTGTAGATCTCTACTAGAGTAGTTGGATCATTGAATCCAAAGTCCATACCTAGAGATAGAAACTCTGCATCCTCAGGGATTTGATTAACCTCACTGAAAGTGAATATAGTTGCTTTAGAGACACCTTTTAGTCCTAGTCCATAGATTTGCCAATACTGCTCATCAGTGTCCTTTAAACGCTCTATTTCAGTCTTTATCTTAGGATCTAGGAATGGATTGTCTTTGTATGTGGTGATATGAAAATCACAGTCAGCTCTAGTCAGTATCTGATCATAGATAAAATGATACTCATCTGATGGGTTGTAGTCAATTACTATTTTATCCTCAGTCCTAAATATTAGCTGATTCCAAGACTCTAGATCTACCTCATTACATTCATTGATGTACAGGAGCTGTCTTTTCCTACCCCTAACCTTCTGAGGTACATCTAAGCTGATAAACTCTACTAGGTTTCCATTAAGTGTGTATTCAGAGTTTGACTTATTATGATCAGCCTCAGAGTACATATTATGCTTTCTAAGGATGTCAATAAAATCTCTCATCACTGTAGCCCTCAAAGCAGGAAAAGTCTTTCTACAGATAGTAATAGTCTTATCTGTATTCCTAGCACAGTAGTCAAATATGATCCATAAGAGTATGTTATATGTTTTACCTGATCTAGTACCTCCCTGATGGGCTATGATCTTGTGTGGATTATCTACTAGAGTTCTATATACCTTATTAGTCTTTATTTTCATCTATGATCTCTATTTCAATCTTAGTAGGGAATCCTCCCTCTATGTGATGCTCCTGTCTCTCTACATAGCCTCTATTCTTGCCTTTTGTTTTCAGATAGAATAGGATCTCATTTGTTTTATTGCCTTTGATGTTCTCAAATAGTTTACTCTCAGCAAAATCAATAAGACCCTCCTCTATGTCCTGTACACTAGCTGCAAATTCCTCATCCTCATTTTTCCAATTATAAAAAGTTTTTCTAGATATTCCTGCAGCCTCACAGGCATCTGTTATACTTTTGGTATTGACTTTATATACCTCTAGAAATTTCTCTTTATCTCTCATATTTGTGTAATTTGTGTAATTATTCTACTTATATAACTGTTATAATTAACAATTTTAAGTAAATCTCACAGTTTTCTTATCCTTATTGATTATAGCTTTGTGAAAGTCCTCCTCATTGGATAGCTCATAAAGGTAGGTTAGGAATTTCTGTGACTCATCAATGTCTCTCCTGTGCTTTTTGCCTAGTATCTCATCACTAGATATGTGAGAGATCAGTAGTCTTGCATTTGTGATTGTCTTTTTTAACTTGTTTTCAATTTTCATATGGTTTAATTTAAGGGGTTACTAATTCAGGCTTTGTGACTTCTATGTCATTGGTTTCTATTTGTCTCTTATACATCTCTTGTACTATGTGGTATAGTATGTGTATCTCCTCTCCTCTTAGAGCTTTAATGTTCTCTAGGATGACTGAGGTCTTTTGGATCACTGATGTGTCCTTATTTGTGATCTTATTAAGCCACAGGGTGATGTTCTTATTGAATTGCCTGTATGAGTTAAAGTTTTTAAGCGCATAAAGGACAGTTGCGTGATTGTAATGCTTTCCTCTAGAGACAAAAAACTTCTCTATCTCTGAGAGTCTAAAGTTTAGAGTATTGTACATCAGGAATATCAATAGAGATCTAGCCTCTACATATTCTCTTTGTCTTGTGTTTTTGTATATATCTAATCCTGATAATTCTTTTATCTGATCTGCTATTATATCAGCTTGTTGTATTCTATCCATATCTGTGGTCTTATCTTAGGTTTTTATAAATCTTATTGGTGAATTGCCTTCTCTTTGGTTTCTTTTTTTTCACTTCTTTGATCCAATCTTTGTAGCTTTCCTTTTCAGTGTATGGTATGAATCTCATAATGTTCCCTCCACATAGTACCCATTCAAGTCTAATCCATCTATAAAGAAAGCCTCATAGGTTTTAATGGCTGCCTCAGTCTTTTGCTCACCTGAAAAGTAGAAATCATCTGAGCAGTGATATATGCCAATATCTAGGCTACCCTTTGCAATAGCAATAAAGGTGAAATCCTTTGGCTCTACATTAAAGAGATTGCAGTAGAGATAGCATTGCATATCATAGGAATATTTTTTTGCGCTGTAGGGGAATGAGGCTAGATCCTGAGTTGTTTTTAAATCTACAATCCTTCCCTCACCTAATATATCAGCTTTACCTCTAAATGGCATCCCCATCACTAGATCAATGGCAGGCACTTCATATTGTGATTTGATCAGGTAGCTCTTAGCTGTCTCATTCTTATAGAAGGCATCAGCCATCCTCTCTGCATCTCTTTTCTCCTTTTTGGTAAATACCTTGCCGTGTTCCTCTTTAGCTAATTTATAGGCTTTGGAGTTCTTACTCTCTACATCTACAAAAACTTGAGCTTCAAATACCTCAGGCTCTAGGATGCTAGTATGGAATAACCATCCATCTCTCAATGGCTGTGTCTCAGGTGATCCATATTGTGTGACATACTTATATGTCTTTGGGCTGCTTATTAGCATCTTAGCACTTGAGCTACTGAGAGCTGCCTTACTTAGGTAGCCATAGTAGAAATCATCAGACATCATATTGTCTAGAAGCTCCTGCTTATCCCATTCTTTACCATCTAATAACTTAATCTTATCCATCTTTTATAATTTACTGTTTATACTTATCTCACATCCATTGAATGGCATCTCATACCATATATTACTCTCTTTTAGCAGCGCCTCTATTCTCAGTATATCTACCTCATCAAATATAAGCAATCTCTCTGCTATTTTAATTTCTGCAGGATCAGGCTTTTTATATTTCATAGCCCTTTGCCTTACAGTCTCCTTTTTAAGGTTGTGCTTATCTGCTATCTCCTGAGGAGTTAAACCTGTTTTAAAATAATCATATTGTAAGTCTGTCATAATCCTAGCTTTTGTTTCATTCTAAAATTCTCTAGCTCTTTTGTCATTGAATCTACTAGCTCATCTGCTTTCCTAGCTCTCTCTACAGCTCTAATCTTATCAGCTATTGCCTCAGAGACTATCCTGTCAAATGAGAATCTCTCATCCTCTAGAGCTTGAATGTATCTGAGCTGTCTGAATAGAGCATCCTCAAATGATTTCAGCTCCTTTGACTCCGATGCCTTAGTCCATTTGATTATCAGAGATAATAACATCTCCATATCTGCATTGTTTTGCAGCTCTAATAAGTTTCTGTCTACTTTGTACATCTGTCTGTCTTTTTAGTTATCATATGTGGTGCACTTACAACACAAAGATATTAAATAATTTTAATTAAACCCTATTTTATAAAAAAACTTTGATCAATAATATTTATACTGTCACCCCAATATGGATCATAATTAGAATAAACATCTCCAAATGTCTGAAAGTGACTTGTAAAGTTACCACCCCAATTAATATGTATTGATTTTTGATTACTATTCCATAAACAATACTCCTCTCTAGGCTCTACATTGATCACATCTTTGTGTAGTGTTCTGATTAACTCTATTGAAAAGTAATCTATAGCAAAATCTAGCTTCATAGTAAGCTGATGCAGTGGATTTACCTCAGGTCTATTTTGATACCCTTGTTTATGCAGTCCTACATAGTTACTGTTTGCTAATACATTACAATCAAATGAATCATAAGCAAAGTAATCCTCACCATAGAGAGTATCGTGTTCTAAAAATGACACTACATCATAATCCTCATCCTTTAAAACAAATAATAATTTTAATATCTGAGAGTATAAAGTGAAATGACCTTTGTTTTTATGATCAGCTATGTAATTATCAAATCCAATTAAAGGATCCCAAGATGATGAGATGACCTTAACATCATTTTTATCTGCAGCTACCTTAATACTCTCTAAAGATCTTGAAATTATCTCTTTTGGTATTGCATTGTTTGTGTAAAATATACCTGCTTTTTTCATATCTATTCCCCTGTAAATTCTTTATCTTTTTTATGCTGTAATTCCTTCACATATTGGATCTCTCTCTCTATGTAATCCTTAGCCTTATAAAGATCCTGTAGCTCAGTTCCCTTCTTAGTGGCTCTAGCTATGTATTTGACTACATTGCCCCTGTTAAATCCTAGATTGTAGTCCTGAATAAAATCTATGACATCATAATCTCCTGTAGACTCATAGTGTAATGCTGTTCCTCTCATTTGTTTTGTATTTATGTTTTGATCTGTTTTACTTTCTATCCAATCCCACTCCTTCATCTTAATCTATCTTTAAAAATTCAGCCTCTCCATACTTTTGAAACCACTCCTTATTCTCATTGTACTTATCAATGACTGAATCTATCATCACAAGCTCATCAATGCTAGCAGAGCTGATCTTATTCACTATACTGTCAATCCTATTAAGGACATTTGTGGTAGTTTCAGGATCATTCTGATATACATCCTCATAATGTTTATTATAAGCTCTCTCAAGCTCTGTATTAGCTTTATTGACAGCTCCCTTTAAGCTCTGCCTGTAGACTGTAGTCCCTTTTAGAGTTTCATTTGACTCTATTAAGAGCTGTGATAATAATACTGATTTTAGGTAGTTAATTTTTAAGTTCATTGTCTATAGATTTGTGTTAATAATTGCAGCCTGACTCTCCTGTAGTAAGTAAACTGATTTGTTCCTTTTTGTGTTATTCCATAATGTAGTGGATGGGCAATACATATCCTTTGCCTCACCTAGATCCACATCATTCAGCCAAAATAAATAGTTAGCCTTTGGATCATTCACAAAATAGAGCTTCACCACATCATTAGGCATCTCCATTAGCTTGTCATATTTAAAGACCTCAAGCATTTTAGTCTCATAATATTTATTTCTGAATTTGATCTCCATCACGCAATCCTTACCCTTTGGGGTTTTACCTTTTGCATCATAGTGATCATATCCTCCTCCACACCACTCTAGATCCCATCCATCCAAATTAAGGACATTAATAATTGCCTGTTCTAGCTTGTGCTGTTTAGATATGCTCATTTTATTGTTTTAGGAATAATTCATTTAGACTGTCTATCCAAGATTGAATTGTTCTAGGGTTACAAGTGCAGGGCTTGTAGTATTTATGATTATAGTATTTAGCGTGTAGCCTGCTCACCATCTCATACTCCTCTGATGTTATGGAGTTCTTTGGATCTTTTCTAAAAGCCTCCCAAGTCAGATAGTCTACTTTATTCATTATTTCTGATGCCATCTCTGCTGATTGTTATTTTATTAAGTTTATTTTTTCTGTCTTCACACCCACAGCTCTCAAATCCTAGTATCTTAATTACTATCAGATCTGTAAGCCATTTGATCCCTGTGTATTTAGTAATAATGCTCACTAAATCTCCTAGTTGCAGTCCTTGGGGTTTTGTTTGCTCTTTGTTGGTCATATTTATATCCTGTTATAGGGTGAATTTTCTCATCTATCAGCTTGTTTATTCTGCTTTTTTCCTTTGTCTTCATTTTGTAGTCCTTTTAATAATTGATACTTTGCCTTGTTATAGGTGTGATTAATCTTATGATATGGGATATTTGTGGCATTTGAGAGCTTTGTGCAGTTCACTCCTCCCTGTACTATGTCAAATACTTTCCTATCATAAAAATATAGCTTATTTAGCTCCTCCTGAAATCTATTATAAAGGTGATCATAATCAATAAATTCATCAGCTCTAGGATGAGATGTCATATCAGCTATGTCTATTGCGTTAATCTTAGACTCTTTTTTGTGTAGATCATAGTGTAGGTGCTTTAGAGTTCTGAATATGTAATAATAATTTATCTCAGTATCATCATACATAATGTCATTCCCTTTTTTCACATACTTTGCTATCCTGATATACATCTCCTGTACTAGATCCTCAGCAGTGTCAGGGTTCACTCCAAATGACTCCACTATATCACACCAATCCCTGTGCTTTTTGAATAATAACTCTAAGACTTCCATACTGTGATATGTATTCCAAAGATTAAAGCCATTAAAGTGATCTGAGAGTAGAAATCCTCAGGATCTACTTTCTCTATGTCAGGCTCTAGGTTGGGATCATAGTACAGTAATCCGATTGATAGACCATATAGCGGTATGATCTGAAAGTTAAAATTAAGATTTGAAAAGCTAAGATTCATTTTTTTGTGGTTTTAGAAGGGCATCTCCTTCTGTAGTAGCTTGGGGGGTGGTATCAGGTTCTGATGGTTCACCTCAAAGCCTACATTATTGAGAACACTCTTTAATTTTATAGGATTATCTAATGGTGTCGGTCTACCTCCTGTGTCTATATTCTTTACTTTCTTTATATGTATGTGAGTGTACATCCAATCTGATGGGTGACTTACATACCTGTGAATACTCAGCATATTATCACATCTATTGACAAACTTTCCTCCACCTTCTACATCTGATGCCATTGGTGGGATAGGGTGTTCAGCATATGGATGCCCCTGTGGATGTTTTTTCCTCAGAGCTTCTGTAGCTGCGTGTGTGTTTAGCCATATACTCACATTGTTTCTTTTGCAAAAGATCCTCATTTCACTTGTCACCTCATAATCATACTCGTGACCTGAGATCCCTTTAAGTACATTCCTATCCTTTATAAGAGAGTTATAAGGATCTATCATAAAGCCATCATAGCTCCAAGCATTTTTCACGTGTTGGGCTAGCTCCATTAATTCCTTTGCTGTATATAGTTTATTTGTATCAATAAATTTAAATCTCTCATTTACCCATTTAACTCTCTCATTGAATGAGTCTGTATCTATTTTATTTAGTGGCTTTCCCTCTAGATACTCTATCAGCTTTCCTATTAACTGATATGGATCATTCTCTGAGCTGAATATTAGCCATTTTAAATCGTGTTTTAAGGTGTATAGCAGCATCAGGTACATCACTACTGATGTTTTTCCTACGTTTGCGTGTCCTACTACTATAGTGAAATCACTAGGCTTAAATCTCATCCACTCATCTATCTGTGGCACTCCTAATTTAAGACCCTCTTTGATCTTGCCTGATCTTACATCTCTTAATTTTCCTATCTGTTCCTCTAAATTTATAAGCATCTTGTCTGATTTTTGTCTGAATGTATTAAAAAAAGGGCTTCATAAGTTAATAATCAGCCCCTTTATGTTTTAGAATGGTAGATCTGCTGTCTCTCTATCAGGAGCAAAGTCATTGGCTGTAATGTTCTCACCTGATGGCAGCTCATTAATCTTATCTACTCTCCAACAAGATAGGTTAGTAAAGTATTTACCCTCCCATTCTCTAGTCTTTACATTAAATTCCACTGTCACTAGATCACCTATATTATTATATGTAGTGAATTTATCTACCTGATCAGCATAGTCAATGCTCTTATAAACATTAAAGCTATATAGGTTGTTGTATTGCTCATTAGTGTCTATGACAAAGTCTAATAATTTAGCTCCATTGTCTAGTGTTTTTATGTCTGTGATTGCTATTATTTTTCCGCTTACTTTATAACTCATAATTTCTATTTTTTAACTGTATATGTAATTTACTATTTTTTCTGCAAATGTGATCACCTGATCCTCTGTAGCTCCTGCCTTATCCTTGTAAAAGTTTACAGCACTTGAGATACTAGATTGTCTGATGATATACTTTTGTACTGCATCAGTCTTTTGACCTCCCTGAGCAGGTCTCTGAAATCCTCCCTGTGCAGGAGGTGGAGA